GAATTTTTTTATAAATACAACAATATCGACAATACATAAAACCATGAGCATTGTAGCAAGGTTAAAGCCTATTGCCGCAATATTTGGATATGATGAGCCAAAGTCACCAATTACATATGCGGCATAACACACGGCCAGACATGAAAAAGCTGTTGTTAGTCTAATTGATGAGCCTGGATCATGCTCCCTGAGCTTGTGGGTGGCATAAATTCCGCAGCAGAATACAGAAAAAACTGTAATTATGCTTGTGGCTTTCTCAAAAAAAACCATCATGTCATCACCAATAACAATCATTGCTAGGGAGATTGAAGCCATAAGTGTGGCCGATAATACCCATGCTGCAATATTATTGTGATAGTTTGTTTCCACTTGGCTATTGGCTAATTTCATAATTATCAATTGATTCCTCTGATTTTTTTCAAATATATTTTTTTGGGCCGCAAGAATGTTTTTTATATCGCCTTTTATTCCATGAAGCTCAATTTTTATATTATTTATATCTTTATTGTTTTGCTGAAGCATATTGTCATCCATTACAATGCAACCTCGTTATTTATGTAATAGCATTTCATTTTTCTCTTTTGAGCCTGATGAACTGCCAAAATGGTATCCAGCAACACCAACCGCCATCAATTTTAACAGCTCCAAAGAGCTTTCAATTAAAGATTTTGATGACTCATTTACGCCATACATACCAAAATAGATTACAATAAAAAAATAACCAAATATTATTGTGTATGATAAATAGTTTGCTGTGTTGTCTTTTATCCCGGCCCTCGCTAAAGATACATTTTTCTTTCTTGCATCCTTAACATCATCTACATACATCTTTTCCTGCTCAACTTTTAACCTTTCAAGCTCAATCTTATAATCAAGTTCTATTTTTTTAATCTTTACAATTTGATCTGGCGTTGCATTTTGTAATGCCCCTATAAGCTCTTGTTGTGTTGCATCTGGTTTTCCAAGTAATGCGCTGCTTAAGGCAGTTGCTGCTGCCCCGCCAAGTGGTCCACCAAGCACAGTCCCTAAAGCAGGAGCTATACCCCTTACTATGTTTTTTAGCTCATTTAACATAATAGTTATATTTCTCAATGAAATCCTTTTCTGTGCCTTTTCCTTTGGCGGTGTTATAGTATTTTTTCCAATATCTAGCCATGCCAGAAACATCATCCTTGCTTGGCAGCGGCTCACTAAACCTGTAATAGTGAATTCTACACATTGCAGCTGCAAGCCAGTAGTTGTTTGTTATCTCGTAAAAATTTGGAAAATCATAGCCGCAAATCGCAATTGATTTTAATATGTGATTTTTTAATGGCTCCCTGTAGCATAGCCAATTATCAACAATGTCGTTATAACTTACAGGCTCCATGCCAAATATTCCTCTAGCGGGTCCGCCAGATAACTGCTTCAAATAATGGCCCATATCACTTTCAACAGCTGCCGTTCCAAGAATTAGGTTAACTGCTGACTCACTATACATTGACATTGACTTTATTACAGGAATAATGACATGATTCGCTATTATTTCTTTTGGTATTGGCATGTGTCACCCTTGTGGATTACGTTTAAATATGTAAAACCTATTGTTTGGTAACGATGTTTCATATTCTCCAACATATTCAGCATCAACATGAGGAAATGGCTGATCCTCTACGGGAAAACTAGAAAACCCATCATCTGCATAAAAAAATGTTTGGCTTTCCTCCAAAACCTCATCATCTTCAAGATAAACAATATACGGAGTGTCATTAACTACCTCAACACACAATATCTTACTAATAGATCTTGATATAATGGTAAACTCATCCCCAGGAGAAATCCCCATTCCGTTTGGTATTTCTTTTCTGCTAATAATAAAACTCATGGTACCCATCCTGTTGTTATGTCAATTGCATCTAGTGTTGACTCATCTGGAGCTGCATTAATTTGATTCACAAGTGACTCAAAATTATCCATATTAAGCTCTCTTCTTTCTGCCCATGCCAGAATAATAGTATTATAAATAGGAATAGACGAATCAACAAATGATCTTGTTGAAACAACATATTCTCTAGGGGTTCCAGGTAATGAGCCGAAATTATCCCTAGTTATTTCATATGCATTCTGCTCAGATGAAGAACCATTAACGACAACTCCTGGAGAAATTGTAAGCTCTTTTTGTGATGACTGAAATAAAAACTGCGCATATGTCTCATCAATTTTTCTTTCCTTTAGTGTTGCAAGAGGAATGCTTGTAACTGCTGTCAATGGTAGTGGGCCATATGAATCCAAAGTATATTCTTCATAATCTGGCGGAATATAATAAACTGTATTTAGCAAATCATCTTTAAGTGTCCATGTTGTTGTTGCAAGCTCAAATACAGGAGTCTGACCAGGGCCAGGGGTTGGCGGTGTGATAGTTGTTGCTAATGGTGGAACTAAGTTTACAAAGCATGTAATTGTTCCTGTTGCTGGCGTAACTGGTGTGCCAACGATAGTATATTCAAATGTGTTTGATCCAGTAACAGTTATAACATAATCTCCATTATATTCTGACTGGTCAGCTCCAACTAGTGTAGCAAAATCACCGGTTTCATAATTATGATCAACATTAGTTGTTGCCGTAGCTGTAGAGCCAGATCTGGTAATTGATGTTACCCCAAGCACAGGAGTTTGCTGGTATGCGGGCTCTGTAAGCACAAGCGCAAACCTTCCGGTGTTGATTACAATATTCCCAGTCGCAGGCGTAACCGGTGTTCCAACTATTGTATATTCTAGTGTAAAAGGTCCTGTCGCTGTGATTGTGAATGTGCCATTATATTCAGGCTGATCAGAACCACTAATTATTGCATCTTCTGCTGTTTGAATATTATGAGGAACCTGTGTCGTTAGCGTCACTGTTGCCCCAACGCGGGTAATACTTGCAACTGTGAACTGGTCGTCTTCTTGTGAGTATGTATGTATATCAGCCATTTTAAGTCCTATTAAAGTTTGATATATGCGCTTGCAACCAAGTTGGTTGGCCTTGTTTCTGAGCCACCTGTAGTTCCGGTACTAACAGCGCTAGCAGAACCCCTTGCCCTGTCAACCAATGGACCATCTGCAACATTACCCCTAGACAGGCTATGTTTATGTGCTTTAAATTGATCATTCTGAGGCATAGCAAAAGCAACACCACCTCTATCCGTATCTCTTCCAGCGCCACCATCCGTACATCTTATAAATCTACCTCTGAAATCAGGAATGTTAAAAGTTGTAGTGCCATTACCAGCCCCGTATGAAGTACCTATTTTTGCATACAAATCAGCATTACCTGCTCTAGATATTGCTATCCCGCTACAATATAGCCACCCTTCAATTGCCGTAGTGTAATCAACCGCAAACCATGCGATAGCCCCAGTCAAATCAGACGAGCCACCGCTCTCTGATGTGGCCTCAAGAATAAAAAAAGTACCATTAAAAACGGCCCTGACATATTCATTTTTAGATATTGTATTTGGGGGAATATCATTGCCTTCTGGTGTCTTTAGTGCAATAGCACCAGTTCCAGCGCGATCAATTGTGCATGCACCTGTGTTTGTTGTGCTTGCCAGAAATCTTACCTCAAGGCCAAGCACATTCACTGGGGCAGGCTCAATGGTGCCAGGAGATGTTAAAACAAAGTTGTTAACTGTGCCACTATCAATATAATAGGTAGATTGGCCAGCATAAATTGATGCAGATCTGGCGAACTGAACATTATTCCCACCGACAGTCTGCCCTGAGCTTGTTATCCATGCTTGAACATCTGTAACCCATGGATTAAATTCTGTTGGAGCATCCAGGAAATCAACAAAATTTACTTTATTTGGAATTGGTTCCATCTTCTCACCTATAAATCAAAAATGTATATTATTTTGCTGTTGGCAGGCTTTATTTTATTAAATACACACACCTGCTGAACATTTGGACACCCACCAAAAGGCAAAGGGAATGGCAATGGAAACACGGCATCACATAATGACATTGGCAATCTCATTCTCGCAGTAAAAAACTCGCCAGGTAGATAAAATATATCTATTGGCATCCCAGGCCATATAATACCAGCCAGCGCAAGATAATCATCTCTAGTCCATGCTACGCGCATAAAGAGCTTGCCAATGACTTGCCTTCTTCGTTGCTCAATAGGTAATGATGTCGTTTCTTGAAAGCAATCATCAGGAATTCCTACAGCCCTTTCCCACTCATCAATCAATACAGTAGTATTATTGATATCATGCTCACGAAGAAGCTGATTAATTAAAGCCCCAACACGTTGGTTTTCAGTAGCAATACCAGTTATAAGCTGTCTAAGCTTTGCATCTTCCTTGTTCTTTGCGGCAAAAATCCTTCCATTTGGCAAATAATTCGCAAATGCATTTGTTTCCTCTGTCAATGTTCTATCTATGATAGTCGTCATGGATATGTAACCGTACCTAAAATTGCAACTTCGTTTGATCCTACAGCTATATTACCAATTGGCGAAGAAAGAGTAAAAGACTCTATCCTATTGCCAGAGATATCAACAGTTTGAAATATTGCGCATTTATAAGCATCCTCCAACACATCCTCACCAACTGCTGTGCCCTCCCTAAAAAACTGTTGAAGATTAGCTGTTACCGCTTCTTTCATTGCAGTTGTATTTGGGGTGATTGCTGTGAATGCAAAGTTAACAATAACCGGTGTTGGTGCTGATACAATAACATCATCTGGATTTGTCGTTGCATTAACAATTGTTAAAAGCTTGTTCTTTACATCCGTTACTTGTCCTGGCGTTGGTATTGGGCCACCAGGATCGTTATCGCGCAAAAAGTAAATAGATACCTGACCAACAGCCGGCGTTATTGGTTGAACATATACTCTAGTCACGCCATCGACTAGCTTCGCTGTCTGCTCAATATCTTTAACATTAAAACATGGGGTTGGATTTTGCCATCTAAACAAATATCTTTCACGGTAATCCTCATCGCTCTCAATGTCAGCTCCACCAGTCAAACCACCAATCTGCACGAATGCAGGATCGATAATTCCAGCAATACCTGTTACTAATGATAATGAGTCACCAGTGCTGATATTATTGGCTGCGCCAAATCCGTCAGAGACTACATTTACTGAACCGATTATCGATGATGCGGTTATGGTGCCAGTTGCAGGACTTGTTGGCGTTGTATCTATCTCATAAGTAAACTCTGTTGATGAATTTACAATAATTGGCGCTGAAACATTGTATTCAGTCTCAACTGCTCCTGCAATAGTAACAATAACGCCACTTGCAAGATTGTGATCAGTAGTAGTGGTTGCCGTTACTGTGGATCCGACTCTTGTTAATGAAGACAAGGAATATATAGTGTTCTGTACCGTCACTGCTGACTGAGTAGTAAATGTTAGGCCGGAGGATGATTGCAAAACAGTTCCAATGGGCACATTAGTCGTTGAGCTTGCCCTCATTGTTATCAAGCCACTTGACTGCGTGGCAGGAAGCAGGTTAACCCCAACGTAATTTCCCCACCTTTGAGCAAAATCACCTGTAGCTGTGTCAGGAAATAGGTTATCAACCGACTGACTAAAAAATATATAAAAATCGAAGTTTCTGCCTGCTGCTGCTGTAATAATTGAGCCAACAAATGAGTTTTGTAGGAACGGGTTAGACCCTGGAAGCTCATTTTTTACATCAGTTTTCGATCTGTCGATAACTTCTTTTCTATTTGTTGGAATATCAAGAGGCATAATTATTTCCCTGTGTTTTCCCAAAGAATAAACGATTTTGATTCTGTTTGAGAGTTAAATCTTACGAGTGATACATTTCCAACAACAACCCCACGCTGACTATTAACATTAATGTCGATCGACTTTATAAATTGTTGCTCAACAAGCCATAACAGACAATCGTTAGTAGCATCGTCAATGCCATTAATTGTGTCTTGATTTAGTCTTGCTTGCTCATAAAGCCATATCTTTGATCCCTGCTCTCGATCGGCAACATCTTGATAAAATTCATTTCCCCAGTACCCACGTCTGTTTTGGGTTATGGCAACCTCGCTAGAGTCAGCACGCTTTTCCTCAAATAATGACATCAATATTGCTGTGTCAAATGATTGAACGCTTGATATGTCGCCGTCTGAGTCCAACGCAATATCATACAGGCCAAATTCATTTGCCGTTAAATCAAAATCTACAATATTACTTTCACTAGCCATTTTTATACCGGGTTGCTTGGTCCTGATGTTGGGTCACCACCAATATCAGTATGGAAGTGGGCATTATAATTTGTAATAATGTCGCTTACCTTCTTACCTGTTATATCAATAATCTCACCATTAACTGTTAGGCTGCCATTGATTACGGCATCTGAGTTTATGGTAAACAATGTTGCGTCTATTGTAGCAGTTCCAGATGCATCTATCGAAACATCACCTTGCGAATCAATATTTACGCTTGAATCTGCATTAATGGTAACCTCATTACCTGAGTTTACAGTTATATCAGCCCCAGAATTAATGTTAATGTCATTTGCTGCATTTATTGTTACATCGCTTTGTGCGCTAACAGTTACATTTTTTGCGGCCTCAATAATAACGTCATTCGACGGCGAGTTAATTATAACATCCCCATCAGAGTTAAACTTAATGCTTGTCTTCTTGTCAAAGCTACCCACCTGAACTTCCCCAGGCTTTAAATCCTTAAATCTGTTTGGTGGGTCATTAACAATACCAGCAAGATTTTGCTCTTGACCATTAACATTAAATAACAATACAAGAGAGTTTAATGTAGGATTGGCGCTAAATCCATAAGGGAAAATCATCTCGTAATTTTCTGTTTTTTTTCCCATGTATGTTGACTGCTGAACAGCATAATTGCCACCATCAGAAAGGTTTGCGCTATGTGTCGCTCTTTTAATTAAATTGCAAATAATGCTTTTTATACTCACTAGCCACCTGTTTGCGTAAAATACTCGACACCAAAATCACGCCCCTCGAGCCGTGACTGCTCCTCACTCCTGCTAATTGCAATTTTAGTTGAGTATGAGTCCTTGTCAATTAAGGTTAGTGTTGTTTTTGATCCGGCAGTAAGCCCTTGGCTAAATTCAACAACATTCAAAAGAAGATCGCTTGACATGTTTGCGAACTCATCCTGAACCCTTACTATTTTGTTTGGGCTCCAAAGTGTATTAGAATCACCATCACGAAAGCCGAAAACTGTCGGCACATAAACCTTAGATGGTGATATTCTTGAGTTTCTTTCCCATTTCGCCCTTTTTTCACATTCTTCTCTTGTTGCATTATTCTCATTAATGAAGTTATAAAGCCTGCTACCCCTAATTCCCTCATCAATTGACTGGCCTGATATATCTGTTAAATCATTAGTGTTGCTAGCAAAATAGTTTAGGGAAGATATTTGAGCCTGCGAAAAAGCAGTGTATTTTGAGTAACGTTTTGTGTTGTCATACACCATCCTAGCAGAAATTATATTTCCTACATTTCCTAACTCTTTTGTGTTAATTAGTGATGATGTAGGGTTTCCATCAGCCGCCCTTGTGATCAATATGTTTCCTTGACCATCGCTTGTCAGCAAAACCTCGCGCAATCTTGCATATCGCTCAAGAAACTCAAATGCATTGTCTCCAACACTAGAGCTTACAATATAATCATCATTATATGACTCTAAATCTGGCACATTATTTATGACATTAACGCCAGAAATGCCTATTTTTGATATAACATCAGAAATTATAGTTACTAATGAAGTACTACCATTATAAGTAAACTCCCCGTCTAGCGTTGAATCAACAAGGTCAGAGGTTTTGTCCCTTCCCTCAATGATCAGATTGTGGTCCTGAGAGCCCTGATATGCACCATAAATCACATCAATTTTTTCAATAAATCCATTGATAACCTGATTGTTGTCTATAAATATTTCACACGTCTGCCCCATTTTAAGTGGAAACTTACTAACATCATGAGAGTTTACAATTAGGCGAAAAAACCCTGAGACAGTATCAAGAGATCGACGAATATATACTTCTTTAAACCCATCATATGAAATGCCATCAACAGAGACTATAATGTTATTTGTCATTGTGAGAAAATCTCCACATCACCTTCAACGAAAGAAGGTTCTTGATTTGGGTTTAAACCAAGCAATGCATCAACATTATCAGTAGAGCCATAATAATTGTAGGCCAAAACTGTCATTGGGATTTGATTAGTCTTAACTGTAACCACTTCTGACAAACTAAGACCTACAGAGTCAAGCAATATTCTTAATTGATTTCTCAGATTGTTAACTTGTTGTAGTATGTTTTGGTTTGACAGTGTGAATGATTCAAACTTTTCAAATTGCAAAGCTAGTGTGTTTATTGCAAAATTAACCTGCGATTGCGTGTCGAAATCAATTAGCGCTGCGCTCCTGTACGCCTGAACAAGCCCAGCACTTTGTACTGTTTCATTTATAATTGTTAGATTATTTCTTCTGTCCAGCAAGTCAACCGTTGTTCCTATGATTGGTATGTCGTCATCACCAAAAGAAAAAGTTGAAACTCCGATGTCATAAGCTTCTTGGCTGTCAATAGCATAATTATTGGCGCTATTAAACAAGCCTATTATTCTTTTACCCAATGTGACAGAGTCTTTCGCGAGGGATAGCGAGTCATTCTTGAAATTATTGATATCTCTAAAAAACTCGTTTGGAAGTGCAGATCCAGCCCTAAACCTATTGAAAATGTTTTCAAAAAGATCGCCAACAGATCTAATTTTGTTTGCACTATCAAGCAATGTTCTTGATGATATGTTGGAGTCTTTATATCTATCGCCAATATTTGATGATACAAAATTAAATGCGCTATTCGCGCTACTATTAATCCCAGAGACGTTATTGGCACTGTTAGAGCTAGAAGGAAATATATTTGGCTTTGATTGCTCAAACGTTATTGAGAAGTTTGCCGTGCCAAATTCTGTCATTGATTCATTAATTGTAAAATTAATTACATTAACAACCCTTTTTCCAAAAAATGGGTGGATTAGCAGTCCAGGACCTTCCGCCTCTAATGCCCGCTTAAGCGCAAGCTTGTTTCTCTCATAGTCACCATTAAAACCTGTGCGACCTCTTGTTGTTATGCACTCGATACTAAATGAATCCAGTCGACCACCAAGGTCCTCAACAACACGTCTATCTGTGTTTAAAAACTCATGAACAACAGATTTTCGCCCATTTGTCGTTGATGCACTGCGTATAAGAAACGTCGCCCCTCTAAACTGCCCGGGAAATGTCTTTAAAAAATCTAAATCTGCCATTTTTTATCCCAGCGCATTAAGATTAGAACCAAGGTTAACTGAAACCGGCCCATTTGATCTGCTGTTTACGCTTGAAACATTGTTATTCTTGTCATTAATATTTACATCAATCGAGGTGTTATTTTTTACTGAAGCTTCTAGCGCAGCCATATTGTCAGCATTAAAAACACCTGTAGACGCCATATTGTCTACTGATTTTCCGCCAAGAAATGCAGACATTTCAGGAGAAAACCCCGTAATCTTTGCTACAAGCTGATTAAATGAACCCTGTGAAAATTTTTCCTCAATCTTATCCCAGTTGGCAGCAACCAACGCTAATGCTGAAGCAACAAGTAAAATTTTAGACGCTAACAATGCAAATCCTCCCGCGGCAATACCAATAAATTTCATAGCTGCAAACATCACCATTAACTTCCCAAAAAGAAATACCAATGGACCAAGAACAAGTAGCAAGCCAGACATTATCACAACAAATCTTTTGAATGATGGGTTTTGCTTCACAAAATTTGCAAAAGGCGTGACAACATTGTTCCTAAACCATATTATTTGTCTTTCTATAAATGCCATTGTTTCTTCATCAAAGAATGACACAGAAACATCCTGAAAAGCAGAACCAAGCATTTGAACGGCACCTGTAACACCATCGATTCTCCTCTTGGCCATCCTAACTGCTGCACCACTAGACTCAGATATTAGTGTCCTCTCAGCATCAACAAACGCATCTAAATTTCTAATTAATATTGATGCCGATCTTGCACCAATATCACCAAATATCGCAAATAATGCTTTACTAACATCCTCACCAGGTTTCAACTCCATTGCCTGCTTAAGGTCAGAAAGAATGTCAGCAACATGCCTCATTTTTCCAGTATCTGAGTCAACAAGGGCAATATTCGCCTGCTCAAACGCCTTTTGTGCTTCGTTGCTTGGGTTGATTAATGAAGAGAACATGCGCCCAAGAGCCGTGCCACCCCTTCCCGCCTTGAGGCCATTGTTAGCCAAAATGCCAAGCGCAGCAGATGTTGTTTCAAACCCTTGGCCCGCCATAGTTGCCTGAACAGAAGAATTTGTTAGACCTTCTGATAGCATTCTTATATCAGTATCAGCAATAGATGCAGCAGTTGCAAAAACATCGATAAACCTTTGCGACTGACTTGCCTGTTGATCAAAAGCAGAAAGAGCGCTATTTAAAACAGTTGCAGATTCAGCCAAGCCAAGACCGCCAGCAGACGCAAGGTTGAGAGTATCAACAATCATTGATTCTTGCTCTGAGACACTTCTTCCCGCCATTGCCAAAGCATTCATCGCCTCAGCAGCCTGTGTGTGACTGAAAACAGTTTCGCTACCAGCCTTTATTGCGGCATCCCTCTGCCTTTGAAACATTTCTTCAGTGGAATTTGATGTGGCGGCAACTGTATTCATGGCAGACTCAAAGTTTGATGCCGTTTTGAGCATTACGCCGCCTGTTGCAAGTATTGGAAGCGAAACCCTCTTTTGCATCGTCTTGCCAATGTCTGTTGCCCTTTTCCCTACCTCTCTGAGCGACTTATTGAATCCTTCTGTATTCTTGGAAAGCTTCTCAAAAGATCGCGTCAGCCTAGAATTTGCTGATCTCATCTGCTCAGCGACACGAGAAAACTGGTCAATTGCCTGAATTTTCCATTTAACCGCAAAAGTCATTAACGCGCCCCCTGTTTCTCTATTGCTTTTTTCTCTTTAGTTTTTATTTTAAAAACATGGTCTAAAAGTTGATGAACCTTGCAATAAGGCATATCCTGAGCCTCTGAATATGTTACCCCCCCTTTATAATAATAGATTAGCTGAGAAATGGCGTAATCTATTTCTTTAAAGTTGGCCTCATCAGGGAGGGCATGCAAAAATTTGCCAAATATTTCGCTAGCATTGCATCAGTATCATCACAATAAAGTTCTTTGTATATAATAGGTGTAATTGGAGCGCCATTATCCATTGTGCACATATTGTTTGAAGTCATTAGCTTTTGAAAAACCTCATGACACTCGATAATATCAGTGCTTGCAGATGAATATAGGGCGGTTATTATTCCCTGCTCAAACTGCTCGGCACTTTCTTCGTCAGATAGCTCTAACCCATCAGATTTATGCTTCCTTGCAGAGCCTAAATCATTAGAACCTTCTTTATCTCCAGCGCTGGAATTCATGGCCTCTTTCATCGCAGAAATTATCATCTTGCCCAGCCGAGCAGAATACTGCCTACTCGTATTTTTTGGTGCTTTCATCGTGAGGCATGAAATTTGACTACCATCTTGCATGACAATTGGCGCCAATAAATCATAGGTTATTTCTGTTTTAATTTTTAGCATTATACCGCTTTCCCGCCTTCAAACTCTAAATCAATCGTTCCATCAGCTTGCAGCTGAATCGTTGGGTGGTTAACTAATGCCATGCTATTAAATGATTTTGTAAATAACGAACCGTTATCAAGCTTTTGACTTAAAGTTAAAAGAATGCCGCTATTTAGAGATTTCAATATCTCGATGCTATTAATGGTATCAGCATCACTATAAACACTACATCGAACCATGCCTTTGTTCATCTCTACATTGTTAGAAAAAATTGTAGTTGTGCTGCCATTCCCTGTAGATGCTACGCGAATATTTTGTTCTCCGCTGCCATCTTGATATTCAATAGAATTAGGAACAACTGGAATAACTAGCCCAGCTGCATTTAATTCTGCTTCAACAATTGCTTGACTCATATTAAGCCCCTATGTTTATAATGTGTTGTCTTCGTCGAAGACGATTTCGAAGTTAAATGTCAGCTCTCTCAATTGCGTTAGAATCCTAAGCTTTGCATTGATAGACGCCTTACCAAGACCCAAGTCAATAGTAACATTTCTATTCGCCTTGAAAAATCTTAACGCTTGGTCTCCTTTAACCACAAGCATTCTGTCTTCAAGAAGCTGATATTGCGCATCTAAGAATGCAGCAATACTTGCTTCGTTAGCAATACTTCTGAACTCGGTAAGCTCTCCATTAGTTAAGCGAGATTGCCTAAACCGAGCTTGACTGTTGTTGAAGATAAATTCACGCGCAGCGACAGCAGTATCAACGTAGTTGGCAAATTTGAATGTAATATCTGCATTGCCAGCGGCATTGGTTTTGTAAGTTGTGACAAGCTGACCTAAAACCAAGGTGTTTCCAGCAATGTTGTTTGACAACACAAACCCACCAGCATCATTAAGTTCTTTAATTTCAGCCCTTGACAGCAAGTCAGCAGCCTCAATTATAGGCAACGCGGGAAATGGAGTGTTAGCATATGGTAAGCTTGATAGCTCAATCCCGCCGATAGTATCAGCAGATGCGCCACTAACTACCACATCCGCAATATTTGCGCCATCAGTTAAGCGAATCGATCGTTTTGCTGCGACTTGTGAAGCAATCATATTTGGTACTTCAAAAACCATATGATCAAATCTATTATCAGGCGCAGAAACTACAGGCGGGTTAATGCCTAAAACTAAGCTTTTTGAGTTAAGCGCTGTAACAGTAGCTTTAAATGTAGCGAATGTTTCTGGCACAATTTGCACTGCAATGCCATCAAGGATGTTATTTATTACATTGAACCTGCTTTCTAATAAAGTATTAACTACATCTCTATCATATGATGAAGGCCAAACAATTGTTTGGTACCTAATGCCATCAATAGGATCAAAAACACCGGTTAAAGTTGGGTTAGTTGCGCCACCAGCCATCGCGGTTAATGTCTGAGTCATACCAGCAACTTCGCCATCGGCTCTAACACCAATAAAGTTTCCCTCAAGCCCACCATTAACAGCAGTTAAAGTAACAACACCTGCGGCACTACCGGCGGTAACCTGCACTTTAGAATCCGCGTTAATCAATGCGGCCATTGATGTAGCGACAGATGTTGGAGTATCTGAAGTCGTCACATTGACAGTATATGCGAATTTTTTAGATCCAACATACAATGTAAATGTGCCAGTTGCAGTTGGCGTGCCAGCAAATGTTAGTGTTGAAGTTGCCTGTGTCGCGCCACCGTCATCATCAAGAGGGATAGCATCTAAGCGAGTTACAGTATTTGAGCCATCAACCTTAAATGCATTAACCATATTGGCAAGCATTGAATTTTCACCGAATAAGGCGTTATGCTCGCCGTTGTTGCCAATATTTTCAACAAGCTCACCTGCTGGGGCGGTTCCAGCACCGGATTTTTGACCAACCAATAACACTCGCTGAGGCTGGTTGTTCTGGATTGTGTTCGATCCAACAATATTGGCTGTAATTCCAGGAAATGAAATTGTCATTATTTTTCACCTTTATTTTTTTTTGATGGATTCACGTTTTTTTGCTCATGTAGATCATTAGATTTTTCTGAATCATTTAAAACGAGCTCAACGCATTTATCGATACTTGAATCTTTTAGCCTTTTGCGCCAATAGATATCCAATGGAATATTATTCTTGTCGCACTCAACAAAAAATGCATCACCTGCTTTGTAGCCAGCCAAGTCATAATTTAACTTTATTTTTACGTTCATAGTGGGTCTTCATCCAAGTTTATGTCACTTTGCATGATTATGTTGTCTGAAGATTTAAACTCAGACATATAATCAATTTCTATATCTCTAAATGCTACACTATCTTCATTCTCTATGATATCACAAGCTGTAATATCAACGGTAGTTTCAAACACAAACTGATGAATATAGTAAGCAGGATTATCTGTTACATTTGCCTCCCCAGACCATATCACGCCATCATGCCTATGATTAGAAAATGCTGTCGGAAGCTTGACGCCAAGCAGTGACTTGAAAAGTATAGATGCAACCTCTGGCATTGTATCACGCACCAACCCTGCCGCTATTTCATCTGTAGTTGGAGCAAACACATATACTGAAAACTGCTCAATTCTAGGCTGCCTAAATGCAGTTCCTATGCTTATCCTTGCTGTTGCATCAGTTACTGTTGCCCTGCTTTGGCTTGGTGCGGGATTCTCAAGAACCACATATGCCCAATAATCTCCTGGTGGCTGTCTTGTATATGAGTCAGCCGCCCTCGATAGTCTTTCACTTCTTGATATTCTGTTTCTGACACGCGCCAACGGGGCTCCTTGTGCTGGCGACTCTGGCATTGATGTTATTTGATAGGTAAACGTTGTTGGCGACGTTACGGTTGCCTCGAATCTACCATTATAGTCTCTTGTGTTGCTGCCAGTACGTAAGAATATTGCCCCTGTGCCAGGAGAAGAAGGATTGCCAGTTATTTCATATATAAATTTTCTTCTATTTGGAACCGCTATAAGTGGTCTAACACCATTGTACTCAGGCTGGTCAGCCCCATCGATATCAACCGTCAATTGCTTGCCATCGATTCTTTTAGATAAGGTCAAATCATGGTTACTTACGGTCTCAGCAATTGCAAGACTTGTTAGTGATAGCAATATTGTTCCTGTTGCTGGACTGGCTGGCAATCCGTTGACTAAGTAGGTAAATGTGTTTTTTGAGGTTACATTAATATCTGTCGTAATGTTGTACTCTGGCTGCAAAGCACCTGCAATGCTTAAATTTGTTCCATCAGGTAAATTATGATTTCCATCGGTAGTTACTGTGGCAATCTGACCATCCCTAATTATTGATGTAATTTGTATTTCTCGTGTTAGAGATGATATTGTTACCGGCGTAAGCGCATTAACTATATTTACATAATCGCCAGTCGACATTAGATGGTTTGCAGATGTTGTTGCGGTGACAGTTGACCCAGAGCGAACCAGTGATGTTATTTGGTACTCATCGCTAAACATGCCTGTAATCTTTGGCACCACCGAGAACAATTGTCTGACAATATCATCAGCTTTCATTTTCTTAAATTCCTCTTAATGGCCGCCGCCAGATATTGCTCTATCTCTGACTCTTTTTTTCTAATACTGTTGCCAAGACCTGGTCTAGGCTTCATTCTTCTAGTTCCCTCTTCCAGAAATTTTCCGTGAATGACCCTGCTGCCAAACTCTAATTGATTGCTGCCTTTAACATTGTAATCTATACTATTGAAATATTTCCCAGTAAGATTCGCCGCAGTTTCTCCAGGAGCAGAGGATTTGTGCCGTTTAATCCTTCCTTTCAACCTGACAAGGTATGTTCTTCCGGATTTTGGAGCGAATAGAATATCGTTTCTAATATCTTTTCTTAAATCACGACCAATATCATAAAATGCAGCACGAATGCCTTCTTTAGCACGCTTTGATATAAACCCAAGTGATGCAATTGCTTTCCTGCTTTGAGCATCTATCGTTATTTTAATAGCCATTACGCAAAGTTGACTGGTTTGCTAGTTGTTCCACGCTTATTGCATCTCAACTCCAACCACTCATTCCTCTTACCAATATTGTCTGTATTGACAATATCATAATACTCATTATAGACCTCAATCCATGACTCTGCCGTCACCCCGTCAATATACCTGATATAAAAAACATCGCTAACCACTCTCTCGGTATTTGTCCCATCAAACTCAGTCTTGTTAGCTATAGTCTGAATATTTGCCAACACTTCTATAACCTCAGTAAATGTTAAACCGAAATCAACGCTATTGTCATCTGGAGCGGTTATGGTCCGGTTGTGTATCTTTATTGGAATATCAAGAGACCCATAACAAACTTTGGTTCTTTTGCTGTTTATTATCTTGCACTTACCCATTAGCAGCCCCTGCACTTCTTAAAAGCTGTTACTTCTGCAACTTTATACTGCATATATATATTTTTAGCCGCACTTGGCAATGCATTTGCACATGCATCAGAATCACAGTCACCTCTATTGGCATCAAGCGCTGCAATATGCTGCAATAGTGAAAGTTTTATCTTTGCTGGTATTGAAGATTCATTTGCGCCAAATCCAGCGGTAAAATCAATTTGTATTGCCTGGACTCTTATATCAACATCATTTGGCCATGATTGGTTTTGATTAAGATATATTCCTGGGTAAGAATTTTGGCTAGTTACATAATATTTTAATGGATCAATAGGCGTTAAAACACTATTCTTAAGATAGTTTATTAAAACAGATCCAGGATCTACTTTTGCCTTTCTTATTATGAAACAGTTAGAGCAACAAGGAAATTTATCCCTGTATGTGCGAAATCCTGTATTAATTAGAATTCTATTTGTAAAAGATTCAAAATAGTCAGTTACCGCCTCAATAAGAAATGTCAAATAAGAGTCTTTTATAGTTGAAGACAGGGGTATATTGAGCTGTTCCTTAACCTCGCTTAATGTTAACGGTAATGCAGCTCTCTGAGCAACAACCTCATATGTATAATTAATTGGCACAGGGGTGCGAGAAACAGGAACAAATGATGAGTGCCCTGAGTTTGAATATATCACTGAACACCCCCTGCAAAATTAACCATTGTATTATAAGTTTTAACCATCTGATTCTTCATTACCATGAGCAACCTCTTGGCGCCCCATTTCAGACTCACTATTTAAAAATGCAAAAATATTATTAACCTGCGTCAACGCATCAATCCCAGCCCCTTTAAGCGCATAATGCGCGAGAACTTCTATCATCTTTAGGGATTTATCATCAAACTTAACCAGCATTTTTTTCTCCTTAAATATAAAACTAAAATAGATAAATTAAACCATTATTATGGGCCTGGCTCTATTGATGATATCGCCATCTCTGTAGAGCTTATGGGAACAATCGTATATGTTGAAAATTCAGATCCTGGAGCAGCAATAACTCTAGTAGCGGTTGATCCATTTATTGTTTGCCCAACAGCAGGCTCAATATTAACTGACTTGCCAGCTCCAATTGTTTTTGGAACAACAACAACAGGACGACGCATGACAGAAGCATCAATAATAACAGTTACTGATACCGTCGTTGCGTCAACAGAGATAATATTGTCAGAGGCAACAGTTAAATATGGACTAGTGTTTACATTTGTAATATTCCATCTTGATAAATTAATCTCATCCCCATTGCTATCTCGTGCGTATACGTCATTATCAGTCTTTGCAAATACCTTGACGCCAGAAGTTGGATTTGATGGCGATGCAATTTCAGCAAGCCTAATATCACCACTAGAATCAATAGTTGACTCATTTGCTTGAGCGCCAACTGTTAGAGATGTCGTTACAACAGCGTCTGCGCCAACTGTCAAATCGTTGGAGACAGCAGCGTCTGCGCCAACCGATAAGTCATTAGAAACGCTCATATCGCCAAGGCCATTTATGCTTGCCAATATGGTTGATGATGCAAGTGGGCCACCAGTAAATACATGACCATGAGTTGCTGCTAGTGTGTCAACGTTATAGCGAATCCATCCGTTACCACCGCCATTATCGTCAAACCCTATTTTATAGTCATTGTTTAGCTCAAAAAGGCTAATTCCTTTTCCGGCATTTAAAGTTCCCTGATTTCTTAGTGAATACCAATCTGCTTGAACAGGGCCACCAACAAAAGAGTGAGGTCCACCAGAATAGGTATTAGTATATATAACAGTAGTGCCGTTATGAAGGACTGTAAAAGCTTGAGTCTTCGCTAAATCTTGTATTGATATCCCCTCAACGGCAGGAGAAGGAGCGGGGAGTATATTATTTCCTGCATAAACCCACTTGCTTGTTGAGCTTGCATCTATAAGGTTTGTCTCAGTTCCTGCTGTATCAAGAGCAAATAAATCTGTTCCAGTTTTTGAGTAAATCTTTATTCCTGATGTTGGATTGCTAGGCGTTGATATCTCACCAACCCTAATATCTTCAGCAACATCAATCGATGATTCAGGGTCTTGGCTGCCGACAGAAAACTTTCCATCACCCCTAAGTCTTGCAATCACATTTGGCGCTGAAGTGATTGGCCCAGATGTCCAGGTAAAATTATGCGTGCTTGCTGCAACATCGATATTAAAACGCATCCAGCTAACAGTTGCACCCTGGTTATCAAACCCAATTCTATAGTCATTATTTCCAGCAAACAAATTTATCCCGTTGCTTGTGGTAAGTGTAGATATATGCCCAGCATCTAGATATGTTGCTTTTACACCCTGTAGAAAATCATGGATACCATTAGTATTATTATACTCAGCATTAGTGTCTGTCTTATTAACAAACCAAGATTGTGTTTGAGCAAGATTTTTTAATGTTATTGTATCCACTCCAAGTGGATCTTTTGGAAACAGCGCGCTTGCTGTCTGCTGCCATTTACTATCACTAGCAGCTGCAGTTAAGTTAGTCTCTAATCCAGCAGCATTAAGTGTATATAAATTACCGTCTGCTTTTCCGTAAATTTTTTGACCTACTGTTGGATTTGATGGTGTTACAATTTCACCCACTCTAATGTCTGACGCAACATCAAGATTTGATTCTGGTGCTTGAAGTCCTATAGACACATCTCCACCACCAAATCTATGTCCACCACCTGAGCTGTTAGTGTAACTTATTTCTGCACCAGTGTTTTGGATAGTAAATGCTTGCGCCATACCAGCATCTTTGATGAATATTCTATCAACCGCCAGCGCATCTTTAGGGAACAAAGCCCCAGGTGATGAGTTGTCCCATTTACTATCTGTTGCCCCTGATGTTAGGTTGCTTTCTATTCCTGCACTATTTAATGCATATAAGTTGCCGTCAGTTTTTGAATAAACCTTAATGCCAGCAGATGGAGTGATAGGAGTTGTCGTTTCTCCAACCCTAATGTCAAATTTTACGTCTAACCATGACTGCGGTTGTTGATCCCCTATTGCCATTAACCCGTCGCCGCGCAATACTGCAAGAACTGTTGGCGATCCTGACAATATTCCTGCTGACCAAACGTGGCCATGAGTATTTAAAGGTGAGTCAATGTTGTATCTTAGAGATGCATAACCACCAAAACTTGCATCGTGACCTATTCTATAATTTGGATTGCTACCAAAAAAATTAACGCCCTTGGTTGAATCAAGGCTGCCACCAGATGGGACATCAACAGATGTAGCCCTTACGGTAGCGTTAAAAATATGTATGCCATTTGAGGTATTGTAAGTACAGTTTGTTGGCCCCTGAAAAAATGTGAAATTTTGCGTTAAAGTTGGATCTGTTATCCTAAATCCACTGACACCCTGCCCTGGTTTTGGCTCTATATATGGCGCACTAACATTCCATTTGCTTAAGTCAGGCGGGCTTGTAATATTTGTCACGTTTCCTAGATTATCACGAGCAAATAAATCGCCTGCGCTTGAATATAATTTATGACCAGTTGTTGGATCTGATGGAATTGCACCATCCTGGATTCTGACGTCACCATTAACATCTAGATTTGACTCTGGAGCACTGTCATTAATAGACATTCTGCCATCACCACGAATGCATGCCAAAATGTTTTGGACGCCACCAAATTCACCGGCAGTGAATGCATGGCAATGTGTATCTGCTATAAGATCAATATTGTATTGGATAGCGCCACTGGCAACTGTATTATCAAAACCTATTCGATAATGCGGATTTGTTTCAAATATTTTAATACCTTTTGTGGTGTCAAGAGCCCCACCAGAGCCAACATCAAGCCATGTTGCTTTTACATTGCCGCCAGTAAAATTATGGTAACCATTTGACGTAAGATAGTTTGTATTTGTGTCATCATTTGAAATAACGACATTTTCAGCCCCTGTGCCACTTCGCACTGTTAGGCCAGTAAAAGACGGTCCTGATAAAAATGACAAATCTTGATCAATTGTAGAGTTTTCAGTAACTGTTAATGTTTTTTGAGACACGCCACCATCTAGTGTATAGCCTACCGCTAAATCTGTTTTTCCGATAAAGGTTGGTATGTATGATGCCGGAATCCTTTGCTCTTTTGTTGCGCCAGATGGCGCGCTTGCAATAATTGCCAAAAACTCATCTGTTGATGATAATACACCAGCCTGTGGCTGTGCAGCCCACTTTCTTCCCATATCAGTTACCTCTTACCCGTCATATTCCATGACTTCGTTATCATCAAAAAACATTTCATCGCCATCATCAAAAAGCATGCCAAGATCGACGGGTGGCACCCCTGGTGAAATATCTTCATCAAACCAAAAAAACATTAAGAAATGCTCCTCGGAGTCAGCGTCAATACTGTTTCGCTGGCCTGAGGAGTTACAGACTGAATTCTTAGATATTTCGCGGCAGCCGTCCACGGCGCGGAAAGGTAAACAGTGTTGTTTGCCTGAACTGAGTTCAAGGTAAGCACTGTTCCATCTGGGTTTTTTATCACACTTGATAAAGTCCCAGTCTCATCAGTTTCAATAATCTGAACATCAGATGTGGTGAAATTTGCATCCGTCCTAATCCCAATCAATGGAGCGCCGCGAGTATGAATAGTGGTAGAAATGCTGCCCGCAGCTGAAATTGTCACAGTGTTCTCTTCATCTGCTATATTTAATACAAAGTCAGTTACTTTTGTGGTCATTTCTTTGCCTTTTATTTGTTTTCTTCTGCAGAAATAGATTTATTCTCTTTCTTTGGCTGCTTATCCATCTTCCTTTCGACAGATGATTTTTTTGTCTTTGTGGTCTTATTCTCTTTGTGCTCTTCTGCATACCCAAGCTTGATAATTTCATCTGACTGGCAATCATCAACATCGTAATGCTCGCCTTTCTTATAAGAAATAAGCCTGTCACTGTAAGACCACACACAATCTTTGATAAATTTTATTTTCATAGCTATTGCCTTTAAAACCGCCCTTTCGGGCGGCTATTGTTTAATAAATTAAACAGGGTTTACGCGCGCATCGCCACGATTTGCAATGCCGGCAATCTGCGTATCTGCGGCATAGTTTGCGCTAGTAATGCTGACTCGCACATATCGCTTTTTGCCAACATAACCAACGCTTTTAACGGTGTTGGTTTCTGCGCCAGCAATAAGGAATGATGGAAGCTCGCCAATGATGAATTTGGATGGAACTGCTACAGCGGTAGCAAAACCAGCATCGTCATCATGCTCCATTGTTACAGTAACATCAGCACCAATTGCATTCCCGCTCAAAAAGTCAAAGTTAATAGCGTCATAACCAAACATATCGATTACCGAGCCATTAGCTGTGCCATTTGAGGTGATAGTTATAATTGGCAATGAAGTTGTGCCATTAATGCGTGTTGTAATGTCTTTGTCAGCCATTTTTTATTCTCCAATTATCAAGGGGGTGTTATCACCCCCAAATATTTTAGACAGCTACTTTTAATTTAACGCCAGCCTCAGGCTGACGAACGTCGCCACCAACTCGCAAGAAATAGTTAAACAAAATTTTGCCTTCAAGTGCTTTTGTAACATCGTCACGAACAACTTCTAATGACATTCTATCAGCAATTTGATAGAAGCGACGGAAGTCAGCAAAAATCACCGGGAAGTTATTAGCAGCAATGCTGTCTAAGTCTGGCATCTCAACATATGGATAGCCAGCAATAGCATTAGGCACGCCAGCAGCCAAATTGCCTGGACTCCATAAGTATTCACCATTACCACTTGCCTTTAATCTGCGAACACGACCAATGGTGAATCTGTTTAAGCCATAGATGGAGTTGCTTAAATATCCTGATTTCAAATTTGCCTCTAAATCATAGAAGTTATCAGCCGTAATGTCATTTGCTACACCACTGTTAATTTCAGGAACATCAGGAGCGCTCATAAACCCGATTGGCTGGTTAACGCCAGTTCCTTTTGTAAATCCTGCGCCTTCAACTTGAGCAAAACGCTCAGTGACGTCACTACGAATTTCTTGCTCCATGTCGAAAGCAGCATCTTGCAATTCTTCTGGTGTAATTTGCACTTGCACGAATATCTTCTTAACGTGAATCATGCGACTGCCGTATGTGCTGTTAGCTTCTGTGCCGGTATCACCTTCACCAACCCAGCCAGCTGTCAACAAGCCTGTTCTAATTGGCTGTTCCATGCTTTTAGATTGAGCTTGGCGAACCATTGCCACTTGACGAACAGGAGAAACCTCGGTGATGTCTTTGATGATGTCACGAACAAACTCAACCGGAACTAAGAATCCGCCATTAGTGTTGCTGTCTGTGCGCAAATACTTTTGCTGCAAGTCAAAGTCTCTCTTGTTTCCATATTTGAAATATGATTCTAATGCTTTCATTTCCATTTTATGCTGCTCGTCAATAGCTTTAGCATCAACGCCAGCAGCAGGAATAGAGGCATAGTTAGACTCGAGGAAGTTGTACTTTTCTTCCATTTGCTCCATAGCAGCCTTTTGCTCTT